TTGACTCTATTCGTGAAACAGATGACAGAATGAAAGTTGTTTTAACTTGCGTCAGAAATGACCCAACAACAGCAGTATGACAACACAACAGAATCCGGTCGTTTATGGCAAAGCTATTCAGTACCAACTGCAAAGCATTGTCGCGCCTGTTCCCGTATATGCGACATTTAACCGCAATTACGCGACACAGCCCAAGTTCATAACATGGATGCTTCAAAATGTTCACCAACCAGTATATACAGGCATTTATCAATCGGTTAAAGGCATTGACAGGCCGGTTGTCCGCATTTCTATTTTCTCGCAAATCATAGAAGACGGTTTCACAATTTCAAATCAGATATTACAATCGCTTCACGGTTATAGCGGTATGTTCGGCAATCCATCAGACCAAGGGTTTAATATCTCTAAAGCTGATGTTGAATGGTTGTACAACAGCTATGACAATGAAAACAAGTTGGGGCAAGTCTTTTTAGATTGCACCTTAGATATTCCAACATAAGATTTTCTTAACTTTCTCAAGGAACTCAAAATGGCTCTCCCAAATAAAATTCTTCCCGGCTTTTCCGCGACACTTTACTGCCAACCTACGGCTACTCCTACGCCTTTGACTACGGCGGCGTTGTCTACCTATGCAACTGTTTCAGCTCTTGCCATTTCCGGCAACCTAGTGCCTGTGGAAGCAATTCCCGCATTTGGTCAAGACGATGCTGTGGCTTCTTTTGGCGTTGCCGGTTCACGTCAATCAGACAAAATTCCCGCACAGTCAGCGCCCACAAGCATGACAATTACTGCGGCTTGGAATCCTTCTGACACCGTTTTGTTGTTGCTTCGCGGCGATGCATACAACGGCACTATTGACCGTACATTCATCATCAGCGCCACAGACGGCACAGGCATTGTGAACTACGCATTTAACGGTCGAGTTAGCCAATGGACTATTGACAATGCACCTAGCGCGGAAGCCAAGGTTACATTCACAATTCATCCCCGTGGCAATCAATACGGTTGGTCTAACAGCGTTTAATCATGACTAACGCTCTAAAACAAGCTTTAGAGTCATTGGCTACAACCTATGGCTCACTAGATGCAATGGCTATGCGGTTGCCCGTAGATGCCAAAGAAGTTGCTACGGCTTTGGCCAAAGCAGACCCTACATCAGGTGAATATGTGGCTTTGACATACTTGGCAAAATACAATCCGTATGAGTCAAGCAAGCCCGCGCCTGAGACACAAACAGAACAATAAAACATGAGTGCCATAATAAAAGATACATCAGACCTGTTGGCTTATTTGGCAACCCGTTCCGAATCCCACAAGGATTGGTTCGGGTTTACCCAACAGCGTTTGACGGCGATTACTTTGGCTCACCAAATTGCTCAATTTCATGCGGACAAAATGACACCGGATGAAATTGTGGAATATGCGGTCAAGTTAAACCAAGCTATATACAACAAGATAATCAAAGTAACCCATGACAATTTCAAATAAGCTCGGCGCTTCTTATGAGTCCATTCGTGCGGCGGCGCGAATTAAAACAATCAAAGTCGCAATCAATGACATGGAGTGTGAGCTAAAAGTTCGCGTTCCCGTAAAACGTGAGATGGATGAAATTACCACCAAGCTCAATACCCCTGACACAGACCTAGTTGAAAAACTATATCTAGATATGGCAGGGCCGTTAAAAGAAAGCGTGGCATCTGTAGAAGAAGACTTCCTAGCGGCGTTAAACGCTGACGGTGAAAAAATGCGGTTTACAGACAATGATGTCATTGTTAACGGCACATCTGTGCGCCATATTGCTACCTTGACTGCCCTATGGCAACGACAAGTTGAATTGTTTTTTAGTCTTTTGCAGACTGAAACCGGCGAACCAGTAACAGAAACCTTTAAAGAAATCGCGGATGAATTTCCGGAGGCGGTTATTAGGGACATTATCAAGAGCATTGATGAAGCTATCCGCCCGTCCTACCAAGACGCAAAAAAAAACTAAGAACATCAATGCGGCGGCAAGTTAAAGCCGCTTTGATATTTAATGGCCATACGGTAGAATCTGTTGACGAAATAGACGAAGAAACCTTCACCGATATTTGCGTCATGTATGGTGATGGTGTGTTAGGGGGCAAAGCGATTTATGACGCAATCGCACCTTTAACTACCGCCGTTTTCAATTACATAAGACAGCCTAGCTCCCCACCTTTTAAGGTGGATGGCCTTTTCCCGTGGGTCAATGATTACGACAAGAACCCTGATATTGAACCGACAAAACAAGATAAAACTAACCATGCGTTGCTCATGTTCATGACTAATGCACCGGAATTCAACATAGAAAGGTTCAAAAATGGCGGTTGAAGCTTCATTTCAAGTTGACGGTTTTGAAGAATTGTTTGTTCGTATGGACCAAATCAAGGAAGAAATCGGCAAAGGCAAAACCGACAAGATTTGGCGCAATATGTTGAAAGCGGCAATGACACCGGTTTTACAAGAAGCCCAACGATTAGCGCCCAAAGATACAGGGCAATTGGCTGACCACATCTATCTAAAAGTTCACCGCCCTATGGCCCGTGACAAATCAGGCAAAGCCTACACGCAAGGCGAAATCTATATGGCGCGAGTTACTGCAAGCACATTGCGTGACGATACGGTTTACAACCTAATCCTAAATAAACGCAACAGATTCCAAACTATTGCTGTCAATAAAAAGCCTGTTCCAGTATCGTCAGAATTTGGCAATGCAAAAGTTCCCGCACAGCCGTTTTTGTTGCCATCTTTGCGAAAGCATTATGGAACAATGGAAAATATTATGGCTTCGCAATTGAGGATTTTCATTGAATCCTATGACCGTTCAAAAGCAAGAGGTGGCTAATCATGGCAGTAGTTGGTTCACTATCAGTAAAGTTGGGGCTTGTCACGGCGGATTGGGACAAAGCTACTGACAAAGCAAAAAAACAGGCGCTAGATTTAAAAAAAGCATTTGATAATTTGGGCGTTGGACTCAAAGATATAACTGGTTTGTGGCGGACATTGGGCGGCTCATTAGCTATTGGGTCTGCCGGTATAACCGCATTGATTTCGCAGACTGCAGCTTTTGCGGACAAAATTCAAGACCTTGCAGAGGGCATGGAAGTCAGCACCGGATTTGCTTTGCAGTTCAGCGATGCTTTGACAAAAGCCGGTGGGTCTAGTGATGCCGCCGCAAAGGTTATTGGCAAGCTCTACGAAAACATTGAAAAAGCTAGAGATGGTAATCAAGAAACCGTTGACCAGTTTCGGCAGTTAGGTATTGCATTTAAAGAAATCAAAGAACTAAAACCGGAAGATGCCATTAGGCGCGTCATTGCAGAACTAAGCAAAATTGACGATACAACTAAACGCATTTCAGAAATGCGAAAGGTGCTTGGCAAAGGCGGTTTAGGTTTAGATGTCAGGGAATTAAACGCTGTATTAGAAGGCGGTATTGGCAAATGGGAAGAATACGGCGAAGGTCTAAAACAATTTTCTAAATTACAAGACCAGTTAATTGCAAGCACAAACAATTTAATGATTGCGTTTGCTAATTTGACAGGTAAATTTGTTGGTGATTTAACTATATCTGTTGAGAAATTTACAGGCGTAATGGCCGGTTTAGCTACATATTTTGTAGCCTCAAGAATCATAGCGTACAGCGCCGCAGTAATGGGATTTGTGACTGCGGTACGGGCGGCAACTGCGGCGGGTGTCGCATTTAACATTATGGCTAGTGGCTCGCCGTTAATGCTCGCATTGAAGTTGGCCTCTATGGGCGCGGCTTTTATTATTTATCACAAATATTCTAGCGATTCTTCTAGCGATGTAACAAAACCGGTTGAGCGTGAGCAGGGCGATATGCTTGACGGCTCTGAGAATTTTCCCGTAGAAGTTGGCAATTTATCAAAAGATGCCAAGGACAAAGCAAAAGACGATGCAACAAAGCAAGAAATAGCCGCAAGAATTGCAACCCAAGTTGAGAAAATTAAAACGCTTAACACTTTGGCATTGAATGCCGTTCCGCTTTGGGATAGTTTTTCTAAGAGCATTGTTAGCGTGGGCGTTGAATCAAGCAATTCATTACAGCAATTAAATGTCAAACGCGCAGAGTTGCAAGACAAATACAAAGATAGTCCTGCGTTATTAGGCGCAGAGTTAGGCAAATTAAAAGAACAAGAAAAACAAATTGTCAGCAATACACAGCGCAAAATTGCTGAGTTGCAATACCAACGGGAAATTGCAGAGCTTACGCAAGAGCAAGTGCGTCAAGAAGGTTATCGCAATGGCATAGTCAAAATGTCAGAAGACGAAACCAAGCGCCGCCTAGACCAAGCTACGGTTGTTTTATCAATTCAAGAGCGTGAAATTGAAAATCAATTAGAGCTAAACAAATTGGTCTGGGAAGGCTCAGACACAATGTCGCAATTCAATAAAACTATGATTATGCAAAGTTTTGAATTAGGCCGCACATTAGACAAATTAAAAATTGAATTAAAAGCGTTGCCTGAATATGTTGATATGCCGGACGATATGTTAACTACAGAAGCCAAGGCAAACAACCAACGAATTGAAGCCATTCAAAAACAAATGCAATTTGAGCAAGCGCGGCATGACTTAAAGATGGCCAACTTGCAGAATGAACGGACATACGAATTTGGTTACAACCAAGCAATGACAAGTTATGTGGAAGGCGCAACTAATGCGGCTAAGATGGGCGCAGATTCATTTAATGCGCTAACCTCAAACATGAATTCTGCTTTGGATAATTTTGTTAAAACTGGCAAGCTGTCATTTAAAAGTTTGGCGCGAAGCATTATTCAAGACCTAATCGCAATTCAAATGAGGGCGGCGGCATCAAAAATTCTTATGAGTTTTTTTGGTGGGGGATACAACCAAGGCGGCGTGGTTTTGGGAATGCCCGCATACGCAGACGGCGGTAGTCCGGCAGTAGGCAAGCCATCTATTGTTGGTGAGCGCGGGCCTGAGTTGTTTGTGCCAAGCGGTTCAGGAACAATTGTTCCTAATCATGCGCTAGGCGGTATGGGTAACAC